TGGGACAGTTCGTGGCGGGGCTGGCTGGCGGGTTTGCACCCGCAGCCGTAGAGGAAGCGGCCCGGGGCGGCGCCAATCTGGTCGCGAATATCGCCCGTCCCCTGACTCGGGCAGGTCAAGAACAGATCGCCGGCCAGGTTATGGCGCGCCAGGCGACGAATCCCCAGGCCGCGGTCGCAAATCTCGCGACTGCGCAGCCGATCGTGCCGGGGTCGGCCCGCACAGCAGGGGAGGCCTCGCAGGACTTAGGTCTCATGGCGCTCGAGAAGGGACTGCGGAGTCGCTCACCGGGTCAGTTTGGACAGCGGATCTCAGAGCAGAACACCGCACGGCAGGCAGAACTGTCCGCCTTGGCGGGGAGTCCCGAAGGAATGGCGGCTGCCAAGGTCGCTCGCGATGCGCAAACCGCCCCCATGCGCGAACAGGCCTTTGCCACCGGCGGTGTGGCCGATCCTGCGCCGATCCATGCCACGATCGATTCGATCCTGTCCTCACCGGTGGGTAAGCGGGAAACCGTCTCCAAGGCTCTGGAATGGGCCAAGGGACTCATTGGGGATGAGACGAATCCAGCTTCACTCTATGAGATCCGCAAAGATCTGCAGCTCGCGCAGCAGGGGAAGCTACAGCCGTCCTCGGCGAATGCGCCCAATGCATCGACACTGGCCACGGCCCGTGGTCAATTGGGACAGGTCGTCTCGTCCCTCGATGATTCCATCGAAGCCGCAGCACCAGGGTTCAAAGCATATCTGCAGCGATACCGGGATTTATCTCAGCCGATCGATCAAGCCAAGGTACTGCAGCAGATACAGACTCGAGCTCAACTGACGACGGCGGACGTGACGACAGGGGAGAATTTCCTCGGTAACAGCAATTTCAGTCGGGCGCTCGATGCGGCCATTCAGAAGAACGGCGCCAAATTGACCCCGGATCAAGTCGAGCGGTTGAACGCGATTCGGACCGACCTGCAGTATGGGCAGGCCATCAATAGCCCCTTGGTCAAGGCCCCCGGAAGCGATACGTTCGCCAATCTCTCGATTGCTCAGGTCATCGGTGCTGCCGGCAAGCATCCGATTGGACGCGCTTTGAGCAAGCCGCTGTCGTGGCTGCTGAGTGGCTCAGATGACAACGTTAACGAGATCCTGACGCGTGCCATGCTCGATCCGCAATTGGCGGCTCAAATGCTTAAGAGAGCCACCCCGGCAAGCGTAGGAACTTTTTCGGCTCGGCTGCGGGCATCGGCTTACGGGACCGCCGGCGCCATTGCTGGAAAGCCTCCCACATCTGCCCAATCGCAGCCGTTATCAGGGCCACCGTAACCCAGCCGATCAGTACCCAGACAATCACCATAAGGCCGCCTCCGGGCGGTCTTCTCGTTTCATGAGGGCTCGATGGCCATACTGTTCAGTCCGTATCTCAGAGCAGCCGATCAGGCCAATGATCCAATCCCCGGCGCGTTTCTGACGTTCTATAAAACCGGGACCTCTACCTTACAGCCTATCTGGAGTGAATTCACCCTCACCATCCCGCTCGCCAATCCGGTCCAGGCGGACGGTAACGGGGTCTGGCCTGCAATCTGGCTGGACGATGCACTGCCGGCGTATAAGGCTGTTTTACAATATCCAGACGCCAACAACCCAAGCATCCCTGGGGCGATCGTCTCCGGTCCCAACGGCACGATAGACCCCTACAACGCCGGCTTCAATGCTGCGGGCCAGTTGGCTCTATTGCAGCCCGTGCTCAATCCGATCACGGCATCCGAGCAACAGGCTGGAGTGACGCCCACCAATTACGCCTATCCATCGATCCAACCGGCCCGCTATGGCGCGAAGTTTGATAACGCCACCGATGATACGGCAGCCCTCAATCAAAGCATTTTAGTCGCCAAGCAGAACGTTCATGGTGCGGTCGGCAATGTCGTAGATCTGCCGCTGGGCACGGCTGTACTGACTTCCGAGGTCATGCTGCCCAATGATGTGCGATTCCTAGGCACCAACAAAAACGGATCAATCCTGCGAGCGGTGAGCGGTTGGAATTCCGGAACCTACCCGTTCATGCTGCGCGCGAATAATGCGCCTTTCAGCATGTTCGATTCAATCCTGGAGAGCCTGACGGTTGACTGCAATAACGTGGCAGGGTTGGGGGCGATTCAATCGGATGCCTGGCAGAACAACAGCGGTCCACGGCGCTGTCTTATCTATCAATTTACGACCTACGGCATTCTCTATACCAATGCAGGCTATTCGATATCAGGCGGCGCGGACATCCTGCCGCATGAAGATATCGAAGTTTACGGCTCCGATGCCATTACCCCCGCAGCTGGGATCAAAGTTGAGCAAATCTCCTCGGTTGGTAACTGTGTACTCGACATTCGCCGTGGAGTCATTGCCGGTGGCGCGGGGAATTTCCTGCCGCGTGGCATCGATATCGTGTACGACTCCAGCATCTTAGAGAAAGTGCACTTTGAGCAGTGCACGACCGGCCTGTATCTGGATGGCATCGGCACCCATGTGATGATTAACTGCGCCGCCGCCGATACGGTCACGAACCTCGTTGAGATTGCTGCGACCTTCCGCGGCTCCCTCACCATGATCGGCTGCCGTCGGGGGAGTGCGACCAACTTCATCAAAGACAATCGTGTTGGGGGACTTGGAACACCCACCTCGATTGATATTCCGTTCCTGCAGATCGGCCCCGGCAATGCCTATTCGATCAGTGGCATCACGCAGGCGGCCAGTGCCGTGGTCACTCTCAATTCCGCCGCTGGATCCAATCCAGCCGTTGTCGGCTCGCTGCTGAACTTTTCGGGTGTGGCAGGGATGACGCAGATCAACGGTCTGCGCGGAACGGTGTCCGCGATCGGAGGTTCAACGGGAGCGTGGACGGCGACCACCAACATCAATTCCAGTGGGTTCTCGGCCTACACTTCCGGCGGTGTGGTAGCGACCCCGGCCAACCGGGGGATCAGTGCGCCCAATACGGCCAGTGCCTGGTGTACTTTCGATGGGACCAAGACAGGCACGAATGCGCCCAACAACGGTTTCAACGTCAAATCGGTGACGCGCAATTCAGCCGGCAACTATTCGGTGAACTTCGAGAACGCGCTCCTGGCGAGTAACTCGCAGGCCATCGCGGTGACGGCCGCCGGGCTGACTGCCTATAGCATCAACAATGCCGGTCCTGCCACTGGGTTTGCGCAGTTCATCGTGGAGGTGCTGAGTGTCTCGGCGGGCGCGATGGTCGCGACTCCGACAGATAACGCTTTTCTCACCTTCATCTGCTTTGGCCTCGGAACATAACCAAGGAACATCATGGAAATGGGGGCTGCGGAAGGATCATTTCCCGACACTGAAGATAACCTGGAGACGCATGCCAAAAAGACCATAACCAAACAAGCGGAAATGTGGTTGCGGATTGATGGCGTTCTGCACCGCGCAACAGAGTTGTTCGGCGAGTGGAAGGCCAAAATGGCCCATTGGAGTGATCGGGGACCCAGGGATTATGAGGCAGCCGATAAGGAGAGCTTGCGTGAACTCGTACGCAATACAGTGCGCGCAACGGTTGAGATTCAAGGCGGCTATCAGGAAGGCGGAAACGGGAGTAGTCCACAGTGGCGCAACTGGGTGATGACGATGCTGGGAACGCTGATCGTGATCGGAATCACGGGCCTGATCGTGATGTACGCCAACCAGAAGGCGATGAGCGAGCGGATGGACGGCTTCGAGCGCCGAATCTCGAACATCGAGCACAAACTGTGGCCATGACGCGCATTGGTTCTAATCAGGAGTCCCCGGATGAGTCGATCACGGCTCACCCCAGCTCTCATGTCAATGTCAATCGGTTCACGCTGCCGAAAGATCCGTGGCAGTTGGGAACTGCCATCCTTTTGGCGCTGTCGATTCTCGTCAATGTTACTCTCTACATGCAGCTTCGTCATACGGAGCAGACGGTTGATCTGGACCGGTACGACGACAACACGTTCATCAACGGGCGGTTCGCTGATCTTGCGGCGCAAGTGAAGGCGGACCACGATCTCATCCAAGCTTATGGCCTGCAAAAGGCAGTGAAGGAGAAGTGACATGAGTGGCGGCGGACATATCATCATTCGAGATGCGATCAAACAGGCATTGAGCAATCCTGTGGTGCACGGGGCATTGCCAGCCGACACGCGAGCTGAGGTTGATCCCATCCTCGCCAAGGATACGAGCGCGTGGACCGAGAATGAGGACTGCCTCGCGTTTGCGGCCTTCCACTGGGCGCATGCGCACTGCTGACATGACCGGTACCGAAGTTGCTTTGGTGATCACCTCGTGTGGCACGCTGCTCACGGCCATCGGCCAGATGTACAACGTGTTCAATATCCGGCGACTGGAGAAGAACACGAATTCTATCTCCACGCGCAATGAGGCGATTGCCAAGCAACTCGGCATCACTGAGGGGAAGGCGAGCGAGAAGGCGAATCCGTCATGAGCTGGTGGGAGGCGATCAAGGAGCTGTGGCGCGATGCGCGGGGCAAAACCGAAGAGCCCAAACCCTGGTTACCACCGCATTCCTGGCCGCACGACAAACCTTTGCCGCCGCCACCTGAGAAGAAGAAATGAGCGAAACGCTTGGGGAGAGACAACGTCGATTCCTCCCGCTCGTCGCCAAACTGATCGACTTCGCCTATGCGCAAGGATTCGAGCTGACCGCCGGCGAGCTCTATCGTACGCCCGAACAAGCCGCCCTCAATGCGAAGAAGGGCTCAGGCATCGGTAACAGTCTGCACACGCAGCGCCTGGCCGTGGACCTGCAGCTATTCAAGGATGGCGTATACCTGACGGCTCCGGACGCGTATAAGTTTCTGGGGGACTTCTGGAAGACGTTAGACCCAGACTGCGCTTTCGGCGGGGACTTTAAGAGCGTGGACGCGGACCACTTCAGTCTTAGCTATGGCGGGGTCAAATGAACATCGGGGTTACAATACCAACATGAAATCAGAAAGTTGGTGCCCGATTAAATCTTTCGAAACTCTCTACGAAGTTAGCGATTTGGGTCGCGTACGGAGTCTCCCTCGCATGACGCCTCATGGAATAAGAGGTGGAGTCATTCTAAAAAGACGGGCTGATGGCATCGACGGACGTCCCAAGGTCGGGCTATACAAAGATGCGGTTCGCACCGACAGAAAAGTGCATTTGCTCGTTCTTGAGACTTTCAAAGAAATGAGGCCGTCTTCCCATCATCAGGCGTGTCATAACGATGGAGACATTCATAACAACCGACTGGACAATCTACGCTGGGATACTAGGGTGGCTAACCATGCGGATAGCGTTAGGCATGGAACTGCGGTTCCCCCCAAAACCCATATTCAAACTGACGCCTGAACAGGCGCGTGAAGTTTCCCGGCGCAGAAACGCAGGTGAGGAATGCCTGCCGATAGCGCGAGATTTTGGCATTACACGCCAGCACGTTGGCGTGCTCGCTCGGAGATTGCAGCTATGACACTTGGCGAAAAAGCTCTGCAGATCCTACGCACAGTCGCTCCCACGGTTGCCCTGGCGGTCGGAGGGCCGTTCGGGCCTTTGGCCAGTGCCGCCCTCTCAGCCGTACTCGGAACGCCCAAGGACGACGGTAAAGCGACAGAGGCGGCATTGCTGACAGCGACCCCGGATCAGCTGTTGGCACTCAAGAAAGCTGATCAGGACTTCGAGCTGCAGCTGGAGAAGCTGGGGATTGAAAAGAACAAGCTGGTCTTCGACGACATCGCCAATGCTCGAGCTCGGGAGATTGCGGTCAAGGACTCAACCCCGCGGTACATGGCCTATCTAGTCACGGTGGGGTTCTTCGGGGTGCTGGGGTATCTGGTGGTGGAGGGAAAGCCCGTCAGCGGCGGGGACGTCATGC